TTGCTGACTTGCCACATCTTGCGTTCCGGTAAACGAAAATGCCTTGTTCAGAAGCACCGCACCGTTGTGTTGTAAGGCGTCTGATAATGTGAGGTAGTCGAGGCCGGATTTACTCTCCCGCAGCTTCCCCTGCACCGTAGTGGCCACAGCCCCAGTGCCTGCGGGAAGGTACTCAATATCTGCTGCCGAACCACTTATGGCAGGCGGGATGTTGTCATACGTTCCTACAAGAACATCCACTGATGTTTTAAGGACAAACTTGTAGTCAACAGATCCATCCGTAAGCCAAATTTGCCCGTTAGGTACTCTGCCTGCCGAGTCAAGAATAATAGGGTTTGTGTGCGCTACATCACCAACAACTGTGGTGTAAGTGGCCAAGGGAGTTGTAGTCCCCGCAGCGTAGGTATAAAGCTTACCCCCCGACAGTGGGTTGCCGTTATTGTCAGAGAACTGCCATGCCGCGCCGCCAATGGGTGAAAGATTTACTGACATATTAATATCCTATAACGGCAATAATGTTGCCAGTAGTTGCTGCTGAAAATGTTACCGTAAAAGCGTTAAGAGAACCGTGGGTAATGGTTAATGGTACTATTACCGCCCCCGTGTTATTAATAACATTTACTACGGGGTATTTGCCGAAGTTATGGGTAACGGTAACCGTTGTCTGAGAGGTGAATGCCGTATCTAAATAGATTGACGATGATCCGCCAGTACCACCCCGACTGACTGCAAGCGTCCCAGTCCAACCAAGGGCCATCGAAGCGGTTTGCAGCAGTGCCGTAGCAGGTGTACCGCCGAGCGTCATCGTAACGTTTGTATCGTCCGTCTTAGTCAGTGCCGCAGGAGTTGTCCAGGTAGGCGTAGCAGCCGCAGCAGAGGTAAGCACCTGTCCAAGAGTACCCGCTGGGGTTACTGCAATAGCTGGCCCAGTGCCATAAGATACGCCTCCAGCGGTAGGTGATCCATCTAGGTTATAGGATGCGATTGTCCCCAATTGAGGTGTTGGAGGTAGTACGTCTTCAGGAAACGGAATCGGAGGTTCGAACTGAGGTGACTTTTGTAAGTCCTCTACGGTGATGTCGGTTGTTCCACTTCCCTGCAACTTCCACAGGTTCTCGAAGAACATGCGCCAAGTACGGTCCATTCTTCCCGTCCGGGGATCGATGATATCAACCTGTATGTTGGGGATGGTTGTTATGTCGTGTGCCATGATTACGCATTAGTTGGGGTCACGAACAACTCGGCCCCCATGATGGCTATTTTTACAGGGTCAGTGCCAGAAATTTCATAAACGCGGTCCCTTAGCTTGTCGGTCATCCCGAGCCTGCGCCAGATTACTCTTTTGTAATACTGACCAATCTTGCCCATTCCCGCCCAATGCTCGTTTGACCAAGTATGACCACCATCGTCTGACCAGCGGAGCATAACTTGGGGATCACTTCCTTGCCCGCTGTTCAAACCAACACCTGATTCGCAGTCAAGTTGTAGTGAATGCTGCGAGGTACGTTTTAAATTATTCTGTCCGGGTGGGAGTGCTCTCCAAGACCGAAGCCATTTCTGGATGTTAGAGCCTTGGTCAGCGTATTCGTCGAGGTCGAGTGCATAGAGATTACCATCCTCAAAATCACCAACCACGATTTCGTTGCTAAAATTTAATTGAGAATTGGGGCGATAACGATGAAATTCACCAGCGTTGAAATATGCTCTTTCGTGCCATGCGCCGCTTGCCACATCAAACGTCCATGACGCATTAGCCGAAGGGAAGTTCAGCACGTAGAAGCTGTGCCCCTCTTGTTGGTAAGTGAAGGCTACTGCGTCTGAGATGTCAGCATATCCTTGAATCGCAAATTCAATCGCATGGGTTGAGATTCGCTGTCCGCTGTAGCCTTGTGCCTTATAGACAATTCCTTTACCACGGTCGTCAGAGCCTACCCAGAACATCGCATTGTCCATCTTTGCAACGGAGTTCACGGCAGCACAGCCAATCTCATTGAATGCACCTTGGATGCGTGTTAGTGGGAAATTAGAAAGGCCTGCGTTATACCAGACCTCAACCGTCTTTGTTCCAAACACCCACAACTCGCGATGGTTGGCCTTGACTGCAATCACTAGATCGGGTGATCCGTCTGCCGTTGAGAAGTCCAGAGAACTGAATACTAAAGGGTCAATCGCTGAACCCGTAGCAGGATTGATAGTTGAGACCGACCAGAGTCGTTGAGTGTCTGGTTCGTTAAAAATGAAGAAGCCATCAACAAAATCCACCGTAGCCGCGCCAACAAAATTGGCATCGGTAACCTCGGTTAAGGCGACACCGTTATAGGTGTACATCTTTGGATTAGCAACGATGCACAGCATGTACCCGTTGTCAGTCATACTGACAGGCCCAGTACCTGCAATGGTCCCTATAAGCGTAGCTACCCATGCCGTAGTGAGACTATAGAGTTCTGTTCCTGATACAACGTATCCGATACTGTTATAGCTCCACAGTCCCCTGATTGGACCTAGCCCGACGGTAACTAATGCACGAAGTCCCGGAGCGCGAGTTAGAAATCCATTCTCTTTCCCACCTTCTGGAGTTGCCTCCGGGTACAGATTGATAAGACGGTTATCCGCAGCGTTCACTGAACGCGCTACGTATGCCTGTCCTAAAATGGCGGATTTCATTTAAAACTGCCCGCTATAGACATTGAACCGCCCACGTATCTTTATGAGCGGATAAGGCATTGACATAATGTTGTCAGGATTGTTTATTCTTTTGAGGTTACGTTTGCTTGTCATTGCAATCCGCATCACTTGCGGACTGGGTTCAACTCCGAATTCAGCCGCTATCTCGCAAGCAAGGTTGTACCTAAATGCTCTCAAATAACCCGGCGGGAAAGCGAGCGCAGTTGCTAGCGTCGCAGGTTGTGATAACTCCGCGACTGAAACGATGTGCCACTCTAATGCCTGGGTGGGGACTGGGAACACTGACATTGAGATGTTTTCAAAGTCGTAATTAACCCAAAGAACCTGTGGAAAAGTGCTGGTAACGTCTTTTACAGCAATCCCGTTGTACTGCTGTTCATTAATGATTTTGACACCGTAACTAATGCCCGTACCAGTATCACGAAAGTATGTGGAATCATCTACCTGTATTGGGCGATTACCAACAAAATCACCCGTTGGTCCTAGAGTTCGCGTAGCTTCGTTTGAAGGCCACGTGAACACTTGATCTTGTGTGGAAAATACAGAAAGGCGCTCAGTGTTCCACGAGTCGATCATCTGATTCATTGCAGTCAGTGAGTCGTTCGCCGTCTCAGAAGAGGCGGTTTCACCCTCAGCCAACTGGCCTATAAGACGTAATGCGCCAGTAATTTGGTCAAGTGCACTTACCATGTCAATTCCTTAAAAGTGGGGGCCGAAGCCCCCAACAATTTAACCCCAAAGACGGCAAGCCATCTCGGGACGGATAACACCGTAACCGTACAACACATCAATACGACATGGCATCACGTCGTTATTGATGTCGTACTGGCGAACAATGCGCATCGAAATGCCATTGTGGTTCTGGCGAGAAGCCATATCAACACCTTGTGGCAGAAGCAAGTCAGCAGTGGCAAACGTGATAGCGTTCTTCTGATAGACCAGATTCTGTGGATATACCGTGGATGCCGCACCCATGATCGTAATCGCTGCATTGTCCGCAGGGAAAGCGTCAATAGTAGCTAGAGCATTAGCAGCGGTATACATAGCAGGGCTGACAGCCACGCTAGTCCACGCACCACCAGCAGCGGTGTTGAGGGCTGTGACGACGAACTGCTGAAGACTACCCGTAGAAGTACGGGTTTGCGGATTAACCGCATTAACTCCAGCAATCGTAAACACATCACCAACAACAAGCGTTGCCGAACCAGTACCACCATCAAGATTGATGGTTGCTTGGCCTTGGGTGCTAACCGCGCCGTTTACCAGAATGGTGTTAGCTGGGTTGCGCGTACCCGTGGTCAGGCTTTGGATGGACTGCGACATATTGATCTCGTCGTAACCCAACACGCCAGTACCCATCATGCCCGATGCAAACTGCTTGCTGATCGTGGAGGTAGGATTAAAGAAACCCTTCATGCCTTCGACCAAGCCAGCATTTGCAGCTGGACTCACAGTACCGTAACGGTCGCTCATAGGCGAAGCGTACTCATTGAGCTTCTGTTGTGCTTGGAGTAGCACTAGAGAAGTCGCAGGAGTAGTACCTGGCGTACCTACAGAAGCATAAATGCTCTTGTAAGCATTGGCGACATCAGCATCAATGCTGGAGGCCAACTGGCTGATGCGAGGCTTGAGCACACGTTCGGCAAAGTCGTCCAACTGCATCGTCAGTTCGGCACTGGTGAATTGAACACCAATGTGCTTCTGAGTAGCAACAGTCAAAGTCGTGAATTGCTCGTTATCGTCCTGCGCCGTCAGAGCGGCACCGTCAGTTACCAGAGCACGATCCGGTTTACGGATACGCAAAGTGGAGCCGATTTTGGCCCCGGAAACCGCGAATGAATCGTCATACTGACGGTTGCAATTGCGGGTAAGAACGAGCGAGTTTTCGAGAATTTCGAGACTCTTTCGTGTGATCATATCGATCGTGAGAAGCGAATTCGCCATGATAAACCTTTCAAATTTCAGTTAGAATGTAGATTCCTTAACCACCGATAGGCACAACATGATTAGCTTTCAAATAGACGGAATCGAGTACCGATTCTTTGACCATCTGTATGCTGTTTCGCACTGCGGAAAAGTTCTCAGAAATCTTCAACCCTATCTTCATACCACAAGACCTGATGGGTACACCATGCTTGGGCGCAAAAGACTCACTCATCGCGTCATAGCGCAATGCTGGCTGGAGTCGTTTGACCCCGGTAAGCATGTCCATCATATCAACGGGATTAAGTCTGACAACCGTGTCGATAACCTTGAATGCCTTACCGCTAAAGAGCATTTCGGGGAGCGTCATGCGGGCCTTTATGGGCACTACATTCGTACTGACGAAACCCGTGAAAAGATTCGACAAGCGAGACTTGGGAGTGTTACGTCCGAAGAAACGAAGGCGAAGCAACGGGCTGCTCTCATTGGTCGCAAGCGTCCCCATTTTGCTCGTGCGCCGCATAGCAAGGCATCCAAAGCTCAAAGGAGCCTTGAACACCATCGCAATACGAAGTGCGAGGTTCTTGGGGTTGTGTACCGATCCTTTGCAGAAGCGGGTGTTGCGACAGGCATTCATAGATTTACAGTTAGAAAGAGATGTATTTCTGAAAACTTTTCTGGCTTCAAAATCCTTAAGTAGTTAGCGGTTACGAGCTTCCATCACTTTTCTCTGCCTAGCCCGGTCTGCGTCAATCCACTGGCTTGTGGTCATCGAAGCGATAGACCTTGGGTCAGTAGTGTCGTAGACCTGAGAATTCCCACCCTTGGGTATCACAGGCGAAATTGGTGTCGGTGCACTCGTCGTTTTCTTTACTGGTGGGTCAGAGGCTAATTTAGCTTCTAACTTCCCAATTTCCTTGGCCTGAATAAACGGCGCTAATCTGGAAATGCGGTCTGCTTCCTTGGGGTTCATTCCGAGGTAGTAAACCAAATCAGGCCCAACGTCACTCGATTGAATTGTCTGTGCCATCACGTCCGTGATTTTGAGGTTTGGGTTGTAGGCGACTTGTTCAAAGTCAGCATACTTGCCTCTCGCCTCTTCTTCACGTTCATGGTAGGAATCAACAATTTCCGACTGTTGCTTTCTAGTATCTCTATCAGCTACGATCCTCTCTGCTTTTTGTTGGGCCAATGCTTCCGCAAAGTCATCAACTGAAGCAAACTGATCTGCACTGACAGGTTCTATAGGGGCAACAGGTTGAACCTTTTCTCGTTCCCATTTACGCTGTTCTCTAGCCAACCTTTTACTAATTGCGGTATCCAATTCCTCTTGGGTAAAAGTCTTTGGTACTACAACTTCCGGCGTTTCAACTACAAGCTCAGGAGTCACCGTGACAACTGGGTCTGACGCGGTTAAAGGTACTTCCGCTACTACTTCTAACTCTGACATTTTGATTCCTCAGAATCCCTGGTTAATGAGCCAGTACATTTATCTTACCAGCAATTACTGCTGTGGAAATCCTTGTTGTGGTTCCATCTGAGGTTCCACACCCATCTGTGGACCCATGCCCATTGAATGTTCTGTATTCATTGGGGGTTCTGGTTGAAACTCTTCCATACCCCGCAAATCCCCGGACTGGATCATTGATTGAACCGTACCAAGTACAATTTCCTGAATCTGATCTGCGGTCATAGATGACGCCAATTCCGCCATACGCGCTGTCTCTGCGCTGTATGCTTTGATCTCAGCTTCATAATTTTTGCGCTTGGCATCTTGCGCTTCAAACGAATCTTGAACTGATTTGAGCATCTGGTGCATTTGCTCCATTTCCTGCCCCATCTGCTGCATCTGCTGTTGGGCTGCTGCAAGTGCAGGATCATCTTCGTCAGATAAGAGTTTCGGATCAATCGTCTTGGCCAGCCGTTCAGCCAGTTCTTGAGCACCAGGCCAGTCCATATTCTTGACAAACAGATCACCAGCAACGGCCCACAATTGAGGATTGCCTTGAAGAATCTGACTCATCGCATCCATGGCCTCTTGACGTTTGGTCAGATAACTAGGACCAGTTGTTACACGAACATCGTATAGACCAACACCGGGGTTGTAAATCTTTTCAATGATGTTTCCCTGCTCATCGACAATTTTCCTTACAGGTTCTGCTTGTTGGGGATCGATCTTCGCCATTTCTGCCTGGCCATCAATACCGATAATCCGAGCTACCCGCTGGGTATCGTAGATTTTAGGGATTAGGTCAACAATCTGGCGAGTTCCATACCGAATCGAACGGGCTAGGTTATCAACATAGTGATAAGTGCCCGTGTCGCTCTGCTTCTCACGCGCCAGAATCGCCCTACCAGACCTTTCGTTTGATGTAGCACCGATAGACGAGTCATACTGGCCAGTCGTGCTCTTAATGTCATCAGCAGCGCCAGCTTTAGCCTGTAACAACCCACTAGAGGCCATTGGGGGTTGAGCACGTTGAGGAAGTGGGAGTGAACCGCCAGCTCCATCAGTAACGTCTGGATTGACTTCTAAATAAGGCCAGTTGGTCGTGTTGGCGGTCTTCCACTGCTGTTCGTAACCCTCGAATTGACCACCATATCCGATGAATGGGGCTTTCGGGGCCAGCGCCAGCATCTCAGCTTCCTGGGAAACCCAGTAGTTGTACATCCTCTGAGCATCTTTGGCGTTCCGTACTAGGCCTGATACATAAAGCCTACCCTCGACTTCAAACTCATTACCGATAACTCGGATAACGGGTATCCATTTACCCGCCCAATCCTGTTCTTCGATGACTTCATATCCGTTGGTCTTGCACCATTTGACTTTCTTCTGGTCAACCTGGCGAGTTTTGATGGGAACCATGCCCATCATCCTCATTTGTTGATCTTCAGGCGAACCCTCAAGGGCATTCACTGCACCGTGATATAGATTCAGTGTGACTTGCTTATGTTCGTAGTGGAAATACTCAGCAATACGAATAGTGTCTTCACTAATCCACGGAGACAGCGAACTATCCCCAACACCTTGCGCCATCATTGCTGATATGGGGGTAGCGTTTGGAAATTCGCGCTCGTAGTCAGCCTTGAGCATGTCTTGGGTAATGAAGCACCATTGGGCATCCGACCCACAAGGGTCTTGTATCATCGGGTCCATATAGACACTAAACGAGTTTCGAATGCGCCCAATCCGAATGTCTTGCTCAAACCCATTGTCTTGGCAGTATTCAGTCAAGACGCGGAAGTACCCTTCACCATAGGTGACCTGGTTCTCGCAGGCTGTGTCGTAAGCTACATCAGCATCGGAGATGTACTCAATATGCCGAACCATCCCTTCATATATTTCTGCTACCGCAATATCAGCCTTATCGTCTGCGGGAATTACTTTCCCGCTTGGACGGTTCTGGCGTTGCTCGTTTGTGACTTGTCGGACGTGCTGGGGAAGCTTGTTGATTGTCAGGCAAGGACGGGCGTTGATCGTCTGCCCTTGTACTGAACCACGGGTACTTAAGACATCAGATGGCCATTGCCAATTGTTGTCACTCGAACCAGCAAGGAACTTCAGATCATCCAGCTCATTTTCACGGCTGTCGCTCAATGCGGAGCTGGCCATGGTAAAACGGCCAAGCATTAAATCAATGAATTCTTTGTCATGTGCCATACTATTTTGCTGCAGTCTGTTCGTTGCGCTGAAGAATCTTGAGGAAGTCTTCTCCACCAGGAAATACGACGTAGTTGCTTGTACCAGCACCACCGGCGCGTGAGTCTTGGTCTAGGTAGCGGATGCCGGGGATGCCTTGGGCCTTCATTGCATCTTCGGGCGTTCGCATTCCCGGAGCCCCCTTGTTTGCTAGCAGCTTAAGATCATCCATAAGCCCCGATCCTGTGCGCTGTGATGAATATGGATCTATAAATTTCCCGTTCACATAGCCAGGCGGTAATGCTTTGCGCAAAGCCGCCCGCACCCCTGGTGCCTGCTGACTCAGTGGCTTGTCCCAATTGAGCATCTTGGCTATGTGTTCGTCGGGAAGGCCTACTTTGTATATAAACCCCGGTGGATTTTCCATAAGGTTTATTAGCTCGTCTAAATGTGCTTTGCGTGATGCGTCCAAAGCAAAAGGACCCTTTGTGTCATAGCCGGTATATTCCTTCAAATCTTTCACGGCTTTAACCCTATCGCCGCCTGCATCTTTCAAATAAGAATTAACTACGTCATTTTGCGGGCCAGACGGAGTGCTTAAAGCGCGTCGATATTCTTGAGCCACCCCCGGCGCATCAGCGGTATAAATCCCATGCCCGTAAGCCTGCACACCCTCACCCGTGCCGATCTTGCTTGAGTCAAATTCGCCCAGCGGATTGTTTTTGGTCGGCGGGAACTTGTGCGGGGAACCGTGCCACACGATAGCGGGTTGTATTCCACCAATATTAACAAGCCGCCTCTCAATGGCTACGCGTGCCATCTCATTGGCCGTTGGAGCAAGGGTCTTTGCAGCTCTGCCAGCAAGCCGTTTAGCAATAAAGGCATTTGGCGCCAACATCAAAGCAGATTCTACCGTATCGGACTTTGGTTGCCACGTCATTCCTTTACCAGTACCCAAAGCCCCACCGTATGAAATCTCATCAGCAGTCCTCTGAAGCGCAGGTATCCCAAAAAACTCAGCCGCGCCCTGCATCTGCTGAGTACGCTTAGGCGACAAAGGCCACTTCAAGCTATCAGCCAACAAACCCATAAACTGTTGCCTAGGCGTTGCCTGAGCAAAAGAGTTGGGAAATGCTGTCGCAAGGTTGTTGGTTGCCATTATGAGGCCATCCATGATTGTGATTGAGTATGCCCAGAGTATGACTTTTGCGCCATTCTAATTACTTTTTCGCTATGTGCAACCGGAAACGCGAACGTCACCGCTAGTGCGTCGGCGGCATCGGGACTGGCTAAACCCCTTGCTTTCATCTCTTTTTTACCCTCCAAGTAGATAGTACCCTTGCTATCGGGCTTCTTCATCGGGCTTATAAGATCACTTTTCAATAGTTTATCGGCAGGAATGCTGGCTGTTTTTAACCATATTCTCATCTCACCCCACATTTCGGCACGTTTATTGCCATACATCATGGGCGTTTTTGAGGAACTGCCAAAGTTTACACCTCTTACTTTGTATTTCTGTTCTTTAAGACGATCCAGAACTCCATATCCTAAACCACCTTCATCAATCACAGTTAAAGCCGGGTGCCATTCCTCGATCATGTCAATAACCCTCCCTACAACTTCCATAGTGTCTTCGCCCTTATACCGCTTGATTGCTACCAAATCCCTACCTTGGCGAACTGCAATAACCGTACTGTCTAATCCACCCCTGGCCGGGTCAACACCAATGATAATCGGAGCGGTGTTGTCTTTCCACTTGGGCCTAGCCTGTGCATCATCTACCAATAGTGATCCAATGAACTGATCTTCTCCCGTATTTGGGAATTCTCCATAGATTTCAACCCTAGCCTCATCCGAGTCCTCTCCAAACTGGCTAATCAGGTTGTCAAACGTTGTTGTACTGATGCCTTCTACATTTCTTGAATTAATCTGTTTCGTCTTCCAAAGATCACGGTTTTTGTTAAAACACTCAAAAAATGCCCCCTGGTTAGCCCTCGGATTGCTGAATGCTAGCCAGAACCTGTCCACAATGTCCTCAGTAAACACACCTTCCTGAACCGTCCAGATCACATCTGGAATGCCCGAAGCCTCGTCAAATATCGCCATCTCACCATCGTAATTATGAGCACCTGCAAATGCGTCAGGATTTTCATTGCTCCATAGTTGTCCGTTGGTGTAGTAATAGCGAGTGTTTTTGGACAATCCTTCTGGACTTTCAATAAACTGCTTAAACCACAGACTCGGCTGGATACTTGTGGCGTTTATGTCAAAAAACTCACTGTTTATCCCCCTAGCCACCCACTTCGCTATCTCAGGGAATGTCTTCGTCCTAAGTTGAGGCTCGCCATTGGCTGCTACCCAGGTACTTCCGCCTATCCTGGTTGACATGAACCAATGAGCCAACATCCCTACAAGTGCAGACTTCCCCGGCCCCCGACCAGAAGCTACTGCATATCGAAAAAAGTCAGGAAACTTGCCTGTAGTTCTCTTTGTCTCCAAAGAATCCTTCAGATACCGCTCAATCTCCTCCATTACCTCTCTTTGCCACTTCCTCGGCCCACTAAAAGCCCTCAAATCCCCTACACCCCAGTCATAAGCATACAAAGCAAACTTGTACGGACTAAGATACAAGTCCTTCTCAAGCATTCGGGCAAGGATTAAAGACTGGTTTTCATTCATTTAGCAACTATATCAAAATAAATTGAACTTTTCCTGAATTGATGCTATCCTACAAATGTTGCCGTGGAAAGTAATTGAAGTTAAAGCCAGTTTTCCATTGTCTCCGCCCCGCAAGGGGTTTCCACCGGGGACAATGTAAAGTTGGCTTTTTCGTTTCTACGGCTACTAGGTGCGGCTCTATCGGGCTATGTTGTTCAGGAGGTCAGGCAGGAAGCTGAGTCAAGTGGAGGATTCCACAAAGGACAAGCCAGCAGCCAGGACGCTCAACAATCAACGTTCTTACCGTCAACCGAAAACGTGCAAAGAAGAAGCCAAGCACACATTGAAGTCTGAGCTATCTAGGCCAGGGGGTTCAAGTCCACCTGCTACCGGATGCTCTGGGGAACAAGGCAGGACTGCGCTACAGCAGGAAAGTCCCCAAGTTGCACAAGTAAGCATTCGTGCATCCCCATACGGATACTCAAGTAGCCTCCGGATGCGAGAAATAGACTGAAAGATCACTTCACTGTGGTCTGGCAGTCTTTTGCCCACGGAAAGCCTTTCGCCCACCAAATCCTAAGTCCCACGCAGATGTGAGTCCTTCACGTCAACACACAATCAATCCCCCTTCGCAAACTTAAAAAAAATTGCGCGGATTATAAAAAATTGTCAGCAAGGGCCGCACCAGAAGCAGGGGCCCGGCGAGGCCCTACCCGGGAGGGGCAGGGGAGGGAGGGAGGCAGGGGGAGGGGGAGGGATGCGCCGTCACTTTGCCCTACGCTTTGCCTTGGCCCAGGCTGTGCGATATGCCCTGCGTTTGGCTGTGTCCAGATACTGCCCATGACGTGAAGCGTGAACTACCAAGGGTGAAGGGATTGTGTGGACTACCACAGCAGGCAAGGACCGTGCGAGCCTAAGCGTTGCCCGATTGCGCCTGCAGGCATTGTCGTCAGATGCCGGGTGAGTGACTAGGCACAGCCTACACGGCGCCATTGCCGATAGCACGCTGTTCATCTATCACCTGGGCATCAATCGTCTGCAAGCGCTGTTCTCTCAAATCAAGCAAAGCCCGTATGTTGATTGTGGTGCCAGTAACGTCGACGCTGGTACGCTCTCTATATTGCGGGTTACGAATAGACGCTCGCCTGGCACATTCCTGCGCAAACGCTCGAGCTGCATGTGGATCGATATCGCCGCTCTTCGACATACTTGATTCTATCGCCTGCAGGCCTTTATCGAGCCATGATTCGGCTGATATACTCCGCGCACGTGCGGAACTCTCTAAGTGGCC